ATCGGCGGCATCGTCTTCTTTGCTGCCTGCCGCTACCCATGCTTCTACATCTGCACGGGTGATCTTGGTAACCGAGCCATCGCCGCCAGCTTTTTTCAGGTTATCAGCGGTAGTGGTAGCATCTGCCTCTTTAAAGAACGCGCTGCCATTGCTCGCGAAGTAAAACTCGTCCACCGTAGGATGAGTGTCGAAGAAACTTTTTACATCTTTATTGATCTTCATAAAAATTGGTTTTAAACGCTATTGAAATGGTTAATAAATACTCGTTATTGTTACGTAACACCTCCCTTTAGGGTCGGGGTTAATACCTGATCACACCCAGCAGGTGCAGGTCATCGCACCGCCTGATCTTGCGCTCTACCTCGTATCCTTCCCTGCTCCCATCATGGTTGGTATTACCCTCGATGGTATAGAACAACTGGCCTTCAATGCGCTCTATAATGCCTGTATGGCCTGTTGTTGCACTATGTTTGAAGATGATCTGGTCGCCGGGGCTTACCAGTTCAGGCCGCGCTTTCACTTCTACAGCCATCAGCTTGAAGTTAACGGCTGTTCTGTTCCAGCAATCCAGCACTGATGCGGTATGGATCACAGGGTTAGGCAATCCCAACGCTTTTGCGGCCTCTGCATAGCACCAAAACACAAATGCCTGGCACCATGCATAACCCGGATTGAGGCCCACACTCTTCAGGTACTCGTTCACCATTGGGCCGCAATTGCTGCCTATTGGCTCTTCCTTCTGTCCAAGCTGCCCGATGGCAATTTCTACAGCCTTATTCCGTATCGTAATTAGTGCGTTGTCCATTGGTTATGCTTCAAAACAGTTTACATTCTCTGCCCGGTCTATAATGCTTTGCAGTTCTTTGCTCAGGTAGTCCTTATTGGATGCCGGGTTATTCATCCAGTTAGCCAATTCTTCCCGCATTGCGGCAATTTTCACATAGTCATATTGGCAATGCTCATCGATCATTCTTATGGCCACAAATACATCGTCAATGCTCATTTTAGGCTTAGGCCCTAAATAATACTCTCCAAATACACCTATAGCGATCAGGAACAGAACGCCCAATAGCACAAGTGCGGCATATTCGGGAGTCCAGTTCATTATGCGGTGGCTGTGGTCTTAGTGTACACGATCTGCGCGGCAGTGTCCGAGGCAACTTCGCTCAGTGAAGGGTCAAGTGCCTGGAACATCGCGCTCAGCAGTTTCAGGATGGCGCTATGCTGCATCTTCGGGCTGAGTGTCTTCACCCATCCCACAAACTGTGCAAGGATATCCACCGTGCCGCCACCTACCAATACAAGGGCATTCAGTTCAGGCACAGCCACACCTATGGCCTTTTCAATGATCTGCACAGTTTCAGCCTCCCAGCTTCCGGGAAACATCTGCTGCAATTCGGCCAGTACACCTGCGGCCTCCGGCGATGCAAGCGCCTGCTTGATCACGGCTGTGACATGCAGCCCTTCAGCTCCATATTGTTTTACGATAGCAGGGAGGTTGTGAAATATCTTCACAAATTCTGCCTCACTCCATGCTATTACTTTCTGCGCTTCGTTCATAAAATTTATTTAAATGCTTTATCAAATTGTCATGGTGAGCCTCGCCAAACCACGGATTAATCCTCTTCCGGCTTTTCAAGCAGTTTAGGATCAGCCGTTCCTGTCCAGGTCAGCAGGAATGCGCCGCTAAGGCCGCTGCCCACCTGTTTGCAGATGTCTATGATCTGCGCGTCAAGTGCAGAGGCGAAATGAAATGGGTTTACCTCTGCTATGCCCAGCAGCATTGCTGTAAGAAAGATCAGTATCCCTGCTATCCAGCGGAGTGTCACATAGAATTTCGGTGACTTACTTTTTACACGTGCAAGCAACAGCTTGATGAATGTCATACCCATTTTATATTCTATTTTTTTGAACATTGGTTACTCTTTGTTGTCTTCCTTGTTTTCCCGTTCCTTGCGGTGTTTGTACCTGATCTTCAGAACAAAGTCATAAATGCCAAGGCACGTCAGTACTACTGTAAGGCCCCAAAGGGATATACTCCTGGTACTGTCACTCAAAAAATTTAGGGCGTACGATGCTGCGAGAATGATCCCGCCTTTAACGCTTGGCAATGCAATGCTCATAGTTTTCGCTGCTATCTGCATGGATGATAAGTTTTTCATGCTCTTTAGTAACGAGGACGGGGATCGAACCCGTGACCTCCGGGATATGAACCCGGCGAGCTACCGCTGCTCTACCTCGCGATATTTCTTGTACCGTGCCTATAGCACATCATTTTCTCTTCGCCAGCCGCGTGGCTTATCAAAGTACTCTTCCTCATCATCCTTGTATCGTACCATCACGCCGGAGTACCAGCTACTGGTTTGCGTGCCTCCACCTTTAAATACCCATTTAAAATTGGTATATGGCCAGCCGCTGCCATTATTGAATAGATAAGTAACTACTTGGCTGGTGGTTGCAGGGTTCAACGTAGTGGTGTATAATGGCCCACTGCCCCAATCCTTACCCACTCCGGTATCTCCGCTTGCATACAGCGATAACGTACAGCTCCCACAAGAACCTACATACGTATTTACATGGCACCAGGTATATACGCTTCGCTGTGCGCCTTGTATCTTGGCATTGAAGGAGTCTGCCCCCGTATTGGCCACAGGTGTGTCCAGCTTGCTATAGTAAGGCATGATGGTGGTACTGCCATAGGCATTTACAGTATTGGTAATTGTGCTATTAAATGATCCGCTGATCACAATATGCGGGTTGCTTATTGGGTATTCCGATATGCCTTGCGCAGTAACGGTGAGGCTGGTCGTTACGGCCACCAGCAGGGCCACCAATAATTTTTTCATGTTGTTCATTTTAAATATGGAATGTCTTTTGCCGCCAAATCCCGCCTTGTGGGCGGGTTGGCGGCCTCTGCGCGCTCCTCTGCTGCTGGTTGTTAATTTCTATCCGCTCAATGGTGAGCTTGTCTAACCATTAGTTACCTGCGGGTGTACCCTGTACGATGGCTACCACGCCCAGGTCATCGGCACGGCGGCGGCGGCCACCCATCCTGATCCTGGTACTGAATATGTCGCCATAGTAGGTAGGGTCACCTATCTTTTGGAACATCTCTGTAGTGCCCAGTGCGTTGCTCAACGCTTCCTGCTGGAAGCAAAGGCACGCTACATTGTCTGTGGCGGCTGCTGCTTGCCCTACGGCGTTCACGGCCAGCGCCCCTGCGCCTGCGCTCACTACGCCCACTGTGCTGCGGGTCATAATGTCAAAGCCGAACAGCTTACCGATGGTTCCCGTTTCTGGGTTATAGACTGCGCTGAAGTCCTTGTATGGCGTTGCAGAAAGGCTGTCCACAAACTGCTGGAACATATTTTCTTCGAACAGTGCCACACGGCCCAGCGGACTTACATTGGCTTTGTTCATTACGCGCTGCGCATCACGCAGGTTCTGCCATATCATCGCATTCCTGTTCCCGGTCTGTCCTGCTTCCAGTGCGGCTGTAGCTGCGCCGGTGGTATTGATGATGCCTGTGGCAGAAAGACCTTGCAGCCAGTTCACCAATTGGTCATCTGCTACATACTGCATCAGGTAACCAAATAAGTCCTGTATAACGCTGCTGGTCTTATCGTAGGTGATAGTAGCCAGTTCCACCCTTGGTATGTGCGTAGGGTCAGTGGTATAGTCATTCAACAGGTAGGTGATGTCAGTATCCGAGCGCCTAACCGATACTCCCGGATAAGTACTTCTGTTTTTTACCACGTTGGGTGCAGCGCCGGGTTGTGGGATATGCACTACCGCGCCGCCAAGTACATACTCGCCTTCATCATAAGCGCGGGTAAGAAACATATTGTTTTTCCACAAACGCTTCATGATCTCGCGCAGCCATATCTCCTGGTCAACTGCTGCGCCCACGCCAAAGGTCTTGGGGCTTACAAACAGTACGAGGAATACACTCAGCGCAAGGAAGCACAGCGTGGAGATTACAGGCGCAATGCCAAAATTCATTTGCAGCTTGGTTGCTGCGATGCTGGCGATCAACGCCCAGGCCAAAAAGGACACTATGATTTTTCCGATGTTCTTCATTGTATGGTTTTTAAAATTTTTAATATTGTTTCTGTCTCCTGCTACACCTGCCGCTTATGCTATCGGATCAGGGCAGTCCTTTTTGAATGTCTTTTTATACAGCTCCCTGTACTGGTCGGGGCATTCCTTTTTAAAGTCTGCCATCAGGTTAGAGTCCTTCAGTTGATCCCAGTCCTTGCCTTCATACTTCAGAGCCAGTTTCTTGGCTGCTTCGTCTATTTGGCTGGTTACGCTGGTATATGTACCCATGCCGTCAAGGATGGTCTTCAGGCCGGTAGGATTTTCTGCATAATCCTTACCGAGCTGGGTGCTCAACGCTACTGTGATCTTCTTAGCTTCCAGCCCTGCATCAAGAAGTGCCTTTACTTCATTGGCTTTGCTTTCCTTTTGCAGGTTAGCAAGGTCTGTTTCTGCTTTATTGGCACGAGCGCCCAATTGTATAATGGCGGCATTAATAGCCGCGCTGTCTGAGCTGGCTGCCAGCTTCAGCTCGGCAGCGGCCTCCGGAGAAAGTTTAATTTCCATTATGTTGTTTTTAAATTTTATACCTGTTGATAGATCGGCCAGCTTTATTTCGTTGCCGCTGATGTCGAATAGTTGCACTGTAGCATTGGCATTGCCCGGTATATCTACAAGGCTGCTTTCCTTGTTATACCACTTGGTGATGGTGGGGCCTGTTTGCCCTTCCAGCATTAATGAAGGCTCTGTACTCCATTCAAGGAATACGAAGTGACCCATAGATGCTGCATTCAAAAAACCATTCTCCACTTCGTCTATCATCTGCTGCCCGCGTGAGTGGGCAAGGTTGATAACCGGTGTACCCACTATATTATCGCCTTCTACGTGCAGGTCGTCCCATTTCAGGGCCACACCTTCATCACGCTTGTGCATATAATAGCCAATCGGGTTTTTAAGAAACTCCGGCATTTGGTAGCCCGATGTGAGCAACCTGAAGCCCAGCTCATTTACTGAGCTGTCACTAAGAACGAATGATTTGGAAGCCTTCTTTAAACTCATAGTTGTTTTGGTTTTCTGCGCTACCGCCGCCCCTTTTCAGGAGCGGCAACGAGTCGGTATTTAGCTGCGCATCTCGTTAGTGTGATGTAAAAGTGCAACGTCTGAAATGAGCCACCAAACGCACTTTCAACCATTACGCACACTTAGAATAACCATTATACCCATGCCGTATTACCATGCTTTTTGCTTCTGAAAGTTGGTAGCCGAAAAATGACCTTTGTTTCCACACACGCGCCCTCCGCCATTGGCGGAGGGGAGGCGAAAACTGCACAGGCATGAAAAAGAAAGACATTGTGGTCAATCAAAAAGCACTCGCAAGAGACCTTTATCTGCGCGACATCTACACCCAAAAGCAGATATGCAATGACATTGGCATTGCCGAAAAGACAATGTGCGACTGGATAAAAAAGGAGAAATGGGACGATCTCAAAAAGTCGCTGGTAACAAGCAAGGCAGAGCAGCTAAAAGCGCTCTATGAGCAGATGGCCTACGTCAACAAAAGAAACAAGGATGCTATTGAAGATGAGGACCCCACTACCAATCCCAATTATGATGACGTAGCCAAAATATCCAAGTCCATTGAGCGGCTGGAAAAGGAGGCTGGCATATCGGAAATGTTGCAGACGGGTATAGCCTTTCTAAAGTACATGCAAAATGAAGATACTGATGCTGCAAAGGTCATCAGTAAATGGTTCTACATATTCATGCAGGATAAAATGGGGGAAACGAAATGAGTAAAAACGTGCATCAGCTCTTCGATGAGCTGCAAAAGATACATACAGGCCTCGCATCGGCAACCCCTGTTAATGTGGCGGAGAAACCTGCCGAAAAGCGGCTGCGTATAAAGTACCTGGAGCAGAACCATGAGGAATGGTTTGCCTACTACTTCCCTGCCTATGCCACGGCAGCGCCTGCGAATTTCCACAAAGAGGCTTCCAACAGGGTAATAGATCACCCCGAATGGTACGAGGTACGCAACTGGTCACGGGAGCTGGCCAAGTCCACACGCACTATGATGGAGGTACTGTATCTAACGCTCACCAAACGTAAGCGAAATGTACTCCTAATATCTAATTCATACGACAATGCCGAAAGGCTATTGCTGCCTTACAAGGTCAACTTGGAAAGAAATAACCGTATAATCAATGACTACGGTCAGCAGCAGGCAATAGGGTCATGGAATGCAGGTGAGTTCATTACCAAAGGTGGCGCTGCCTTCCGTGCCATTGGTGCCGGGCAATCTCCGCGCGGTTCAAGGAACGAAGCAGTACGCCCTGATGTTATCCTGTTTGATGATTTGGATACTGATGAGGACTGCCGCAATGCCGATATTATACAATCCCATTGGGATTGGGTGGAGCAGGCAGTGATACCCACCCGTTCCATTTCCAACCCCTTGCTGGTGATATGGTGTGGCAACGTTATTGCCGAGGATTGTTGTGTCTTACGTGCGCGGGAATGTGCTGATCATGTGGATGTGGTAAATATCAGGGATGACCGTGGCAAAAGTTCATGGCCGCAAAAGAACAGCGAAGCCAATATAGACCGGGTACTAAGTTCTATCTCCTATGCTTCCGGGCAAAAGGAGTACTTCAATAATCCAATGTCTTCCGGCAAAACATTCCCTGAATTGACATGGGGCAAATGTCCTCCGCTGAAGGAATTAAAGTTTGTAGTAGTTTATGCCGACCCTGCCACTTCCAATACAGATAAGCCGGGGCAAAAAAGCGGGCTTAACAACTCCCGTAAAGCCATATTCATTATCGGCAAGCTGCTGGATAAATACTACATCTACAAGGGATTTCTTGATGTAATGGGACAGGCAAACTTCATATCCTACTTCTATGCCTGCCGGGAGTACATCAACAACAAGACCCTTGCATATTACATGATAGAGAACAACACCCTGCAAGACCCTTTTTATCAGCAGGTCATTCTCCCGCATGTATGGAACTACGCTAAAGACAACCGTGTGCCTGCGCTCAATATCACCCCTGATCCACGCGATAAGAAAGACAAGTGGACGCGTATTGAGGCAAACCTCGAACCATTGAACAGGCTCGGCAAGCTCATCTTTAACGAAGAGGAAAAAGACAATCCGCACATGAAGCGGCTGGCGGCACAATTCAATGCGGCAAAGGCCAATAGCAAAGAGCTGGACGGCCCCGATGCAATTGAAGGGGGTATATACATCATCAATACCAAGATCACCCCATTATCCGACATCCTTTCATTCAAGCGCCCTAAAAGCAACAAACGATTTTAACTATGGCATACCAACCCATTATACTGCCTGTCAACCTCACCAATAAGGTATACCAGGAAACCATCAACCTCATTACCCGCAACGACCCGAATATTGCACAAGAGGCTATTGATGCAGCTATCGGAGAGGCTAAGATATACCTGTCCAAATATGACCTCGTACAGATGTTTGGCGATCAGGCAAATGATATTTCTGCTGTGTTCTCAGATACCTTCCTTACAAATCTGATAAAGGATATGGCCCTGTGGCACCTGTTCACATTGGCAAATCCAAACATTAGCCTGGAACTGGCCCGCACCAAATACATGGATGCCAAAAAGATGCTGCGGGAGATACAGAACGGCGATGCTGACCCCAAGTGGCCATACATGAATACCACAGGCCAAACGGCCCCGCAAGGCGATGCTATTGCCTACAGCAGCAATAAAAGGAAACGTAACCACTTTTAATTTTTTACTATGGATAATAAAGACCTTTCACCTGAAGTATTGCTCAGGCAGGATAACCCAAATGGCGACTTGGGTTCTACACAGTACTCTGATAAGCCTATTGTACCTACTGAAAATAAGATCGTCATTCAGCAGCTCGACATTCGTCAGGCCATCCGCAACGAGGTGGATATTGAAAAGTGGCGTGATGGTCTGCGCATTGCCGAGTCCCGCTATTTCCCTAACCGCACATGGGCTTACGATCTTTACGAAGATGTATTGCTGGATGGGCACCTTACCGGCATCATCACTAAGCGGCTGGATACCGTCCTGAATAAACCTTTGTATTTTGAAGTGAACGGCAAAAAGGTGGAGGAGATGGACGACCTCATCAATACCCTCCAGTTCCGGTTGGTGATGCGCAAGGTATTGGAAACACAACTGTGGGGCATTACCGGCCTTGAATTTATACCTGGTAAAGACTTCCAGCCCCGGCCCATACCGCGCAAGCACATAAAGCCTAAATGGCAGCGTATCACTATTGATCAGAACAGCACAGAGGGCATTGATTACACTACTTTAAGTAATGTGTGGGTCATAGGTGAGCCTGAAGATTTGGGGCTGTTAATGAAGTGTGCGCCCTACGTCATATACAAGCGCAATATGTACGCCGATTGGGCACAGTATGTGGAGATATTCGGCATGCCCGTCAGGCTCATGTATTATAATGCCCATGATGAGCAGGCCAAGATAGAACTGAAAGAAGTGCTGGATAGTACCGGCTCTGCGCTGGCGCTCATGATACCCGAAGGAACCCGTTTTGAAATGCCGCCTATGCCTTCAGCTAACGGCACTGGGGAGCTGCAAAATACCTTCAAGGACTCCCTGAATGCTGAAATGAGCATCATTATCCTGGGCAATACCGAAACTACGACTACACGTAAGTCCGGCACAGGTGCCCAGAGCGCCACCCATCAGAAGGAGCAGCAGGAGATTACCCGGTCAGACATGATCTACATGGAGGCAACTCTGAACAGCCCGCAATTCCTGCAAATATTGAAATCCTATGGCTATCCCGTTGATGGTGGCCGGTTCTGCTTCACCCGCGAGCTGGACGTGGACTTCCTCAAGACCCGTGCAGCCGTAGATGGACAGATGCCCGAAACGCTGCCTATCTCCGATGATTACTGGTATGATACCTACGGCATCCCTAAGCCGGACGACTACGACAAAATGAAAAAGGAACTGGTGGACGCACAGAAGGAACAAAAGCAGCAGGAGGATATTGCCAACGATCCTAAGAACAAAGTGCCTAAGAACGTAAACCTCCGCGCCCGGAACCCTGTTTTCAGGCTGCGTTCATTGCTTGCCGATTTTTTCGACCCCGCCCGGAGATAAACCTCCGGGCTGAACTGAGCTATTTATATACCCCGCATCACCACGGGGCTGGCATCGCCTTGGCTGCCGGTGATCCGGAAGACGAGGACACGCCAACAGAGCTGCCGGAAGAATTTAAACGCCTGTTAAATGCTGTTTACAGCGAGGATATTGCCACCGGTGATATAGACACACCCACAGCGCTGCTAATGGCCGATAAGTTCACAGAGGCAGTCCACAAGGGGCTTAAAGAAGTGGGGTATGATTACGACACACCAAACGACAAGCTATTAGATCACCTCCGCAATAGTGCCTTTCAGTTCTCAGCCGCCAAGAGCTGGCAGATCAACAAGCTCCTTACTGGATTGCTCTATGATGGTAACAGTCGCCGTTCCTTCTCTGAATTTCAGAGAGCGGCCTTTAAAGAGCTTAATTTGTACGTTGGCAACTATGGCCGGGTAGAATATAACTCTGCCGTCAGCTCCAGTCAGATGGCAGCCAAATGGATGGGCTTTAAAGAGAATGTCCATACAAACCCTTACTTGCAGTTCAAAACGTCAAAGGCAGAAAGTGTATGCCCTATCTGTGCGCCTTATGATGATCTGATCAGGCCGGTGAATGATCCTGTATGGGAGCATGCAAGCCCGCTGCTGCACTTCCAATGTAATTGCAACTTGTTAGAGCTGCCTATGTCACATGCGGATATTACGCCCGACAGTGACCTGCCCGACCCTGAAATGGTGCCAAAGATGTTCCGAACCAACTATGCCGCTAAAATGCAGGCTTTCCCGCCTGATCACCCATATTATACCGGTGTGCCAAAACGAACACTCCGAGCCTGGACTAAAGAAAACCTGCCAGCATGAACCCATTTGAACGGCCACTCAGTGATATAGAGAAGCAGATCAACGCGATAAAACCACAGTTAGTGCATAACATGGGCGTGACCGCTTTATATTTCATCAATGAGAACTTTGAAAAGCAAGGTTTTCAGGGAGAGGTTTTTGAGGCGTGGGATAAGCGGCAGGATGATAAAGACCCAGGCAGGCCAATACTTCAGGGCAAAGGAACAGTTCATTTAAAAAAGAGCCCTTTTATATCTCACGAGGATGCCGAGCGCACACAGATCACCTCCAGTGAGCCTTATTCCAAAATACATAACGAGGGTGGAGATATAAACGTACCTGAAAGGGAAGGTTACATGCACTTTGACAAAATGCCGGAGCATGGCCTGTGGCGTTTGGGTAAGATTGGGACGATCAAACAGGTAGAGCATATAAAGGCTACAATACCGGTTACAATAGGCGCTCATGTCATCCACATGCCGCGCCGCCATTTCATGGGGCCAAGCCCCGTATTGAATGAACGGATCAAAGAAATGATACGCAGAGAACTGCCATCAGCCTTTAAGATTATATCATAACGACTAACGACTATCTACTAACGACTAATTACTAAATTATGAACAGTCCATTTGCAAACATCTTCCTCGACCTTCAGAACCGCATCACCTCGCAGGTGCCTGCCATTATTTTTATTGACATGGACTATGGCCAGCTCGAAACAAAAGAAAGGCCATCGGTAGCATTCCCTTGTATCCTGCTCGACTTCAAAGGTTGGAAGTTTCAGGAACTCTCTTTGAAAGCACAGACTGGGGACGGCATTATATGCGTCAAGATCGCCACTGATCCGTACAGCTCCACAAGCAACATCACCCCGGAAACCTACAAAGAAGCAGCAATGAGCATACTTGATTTGGAGTGGCAGATATATAGGGCGCTGGAAGGATATAAGCCCGTAGTAGCCGTGGATAACACCAATACACCTACGCAGGCCGCACACCCTATGGTTCGTACATCTATAGAAACAGACAACCGCCGTCCTGGTCTCAAAGTGCGCGAACTTTATTTCAGCACAGCATTTACAGATTATAGCGCCAAGCTGCCGGTTACATTGGTTCCCGCTTCGCCAAATATTACTGAGGCGATAGTGATATAAAGGAAATAAAAAAGCCCTCGTAAAACGAGGGCTTTTCATATCATCACATTTTCCTAAAAAGCATTTGCCATCGGTAATCTTGGCTAAAAATAAAGAAGTAGTTGCAACCTTCAGTTTTGGTTATTGACGTACTTAAAGTCTTTTTTGCCTGTATTTCTTCAGGTGTATAATTCTTATCGAAAATACCGTTGTATATCTTCGCCATAGTCAAAAATTGACCATTGATTGAAATATTTGCAATACCATACACTGGCGGAATTTTCAATTGTGGATTGCCTCCGATAACCTGTAAGTTATAAACAAAGCTCAAATCGTCATTCTCATTGTTCCTAAAGTCAAACTCCCACGACTTTTTATTTGATGAATCCACCTTTACTAAATGATATTCGGGCAGTTTAGAAGTAATGGACGAGGTGAAGTCATTAATGGTTTCAAGTCTTTTACAATCCACAAAATAAGATGTTTGCCCAAACGCAGTTCCAGCAGACAAGCAGATTACAATTAGTATCAGTTTTTTCATTTGTTCGTTTTTACAAAGTTATTAAATCCCCTTTAAATAATCCTTATACGCTATTTCTACCTGCCACACCAGTTTGCTCAGTTCTGCCAGCGTGTAATCGTTCAGTTCTTTATGCAGGTAGCCATACTTCACACACCAGTCATTTACGCGCTGCATATCTATCTTCTTGCCTTCCTGCTCCCAGCCCATTTGGTGTCCATAATGCAGTATCAGTTTTCTTTTCCTGTCTGCTCTTAGTTCGTCCGGGCTCTTTTGGCTTCCGCTGCTCCGCTCCAGGTCTGCTATCATGTCACAGGCTTCCTTCCATGTTAGCTTGGTAGTGCTCTCGGCCCTGCCCAGGCTGTACTGCTGCACAAGGTTACGTTTGTACTCCTTGTCCTTCGCCATGCCTATTTGCGCCAGCAATACGTGTATCTTGGCTATCTGTCCGTTGTTTACCTTGTATTCAGTATCTATCATCACCTACCATTTAAAAAACGGGAACTTAGCCGCTATCTGCTTTTCATTAAGATTTTCGTTCCGTATCTGCTTCAGGCGCACATCGCTATCCTCAATGATCTGCCCTATGGTGCTTTCAGTCAGGTAAAATTCCTTACTGAGTTGCTCAACGATCCACGCATACGCATTGCGGCGGTCACTGCCATACCATACAAAGCGGTACAGCATGTGATCATTGCGGCGCTCTATAAGCTCCGGGTCACGGCCTCTGGTTACCTGCTCCCGTACATCCTCTTCAATACCGAAGAGCGTTTCGTATTGTTTGTTACCTCTTACGCCCATATATTATTGTTTTACTTTTTTCTCTATTTCTTTTGTCTTGTCCCACTCATCCCGCCAGTGGCCGTTCAGGTAGCTGGCAGGCCGCATTTGGTTGTACCATGTTTTGTTCTTGTGGATGTACCGCTTATACGCCTGCACATTATAGAACACATATTGTCGCTCCGCATCATTCAGCTTGGCCCATAGTTTTTCAGCCTTCAGCCTGTCCAGTTGCATATCATACTCTATCCAAAAGCGGTCAAATGTCAGGTCATTGTCCAGCTTGATGCGGATATAACCCTTATCGTTTACCCAATTGATAAAGTCCTTTTCCATTAGCGCCATACCCAGCGCCCGCAGTATTCCCTCTGTCTGTGCGTCCGGCATCATCCAGCTACAGTTTTCAAAATGTACCAGGTATCCCGATTTGTTGTAGCCATAAACTACATACCCCTCGAACTTTCCTGATACTAGTATATATCTATTCATGATGCAGATATTTTGCAAATTCCTTTTTTAATATGATTGGCCTATATTTGCCGTTATGTCCCGGCTGCGAGGTCAGGTGATACCCGTGGCACTCTTCACAGGGGTAGTGGCGCACTGGAGCTTTGTTACGCGGGTTCCTGCTGATCTGCTTTAGCCGCCTCAATGCTTCCTCCACTGTGTTGAACCTAACCTTACCCGTTTTGCAGCCCGTCATTTTCCAGTCGTTTAAAGTAAAGTGGGTTCAGCAGCCGCGCCTCCTCTTCCCAAATAATGTATTCCCCCCTGCCACCTATCCTGTTTTTTTCCTTGTAGGCTATCTGCTTGCGCACATAAACCGAGAACTGTCCATCGCCCTCTATATACTGGCCTGCTTTGCTCTTGGGCTCCCTGTTTTTAGAGTGGTCAATGAAGATGATCCCTTTCTTTTCTGTATGCCTTTTCAGTACCTCTCGGTACTCCTCCGGCGTGATGATCAGGTAAGACAGGCTGTTAATGAATACGAATTTGGGGGTTGACCGTTTAGACAGGTAAGCGTCCAGTTCTTCGAGGTATGTCCCGCCCTTTCTGTTCTTCAGTGGGTTTACCGGGAACCATTTGCCGACCTCCTTGTGCATCTCATTGCGCCGCATTGCCATTTGCAGATCAGCGCCATGCCCCTGTTCGTAATCTACCCAAGCCACCTTATCAAAGTTGATCAGGTATTTTGCCAGCCGGATGCACAATTCGCTTTTGCCTTCCCCGCTTTCCCCGAACACAACACCTGTAAAATTGGTAGGCATATTGCCCAGGAACTTCAACCACTCACCTTCAAATCCTAAAAACTTATGCTTTATCTCATCAAATTGTCGTGCGCTTAATACCTTCATTTGTGTGTGATTATTTATTTTACCATTTTATCAAATTCCCTACGAACGGCAGCTCATGTGTCTGCTTCCACCATCGCACCATAACATCAAAACAGCCCTCTCTCTCCCCTTGATCATTATCGTGTCTGAATCCGTCACGCCATGCTAATGAGTCTTTTGCTGGTGCTGGCAAAGTGTAAGAATCTACCCCCTCTATCTTGCCACCTTTTTCGGCTATTTTAATATCCGATGCATCAAGCCAATTTGTATCGTATATTTTAACATCACCATTTTCAAGGACAGCGATACAATGCACTTTTGTAATACCAGGTGAGGGATCAACCAATTTCGTGCAGTACTTCGTTCGCATTCCGTAATACAGGTGAGCAAGTTGGCCCACTTTGGGCGGGGTCTTTCTGAAAGACCTGATCGTCTGTGATTTGCTGCCGTCTTTAACCATCGGCACAAATCGCTCTTTAAATGAATATGCAGGCATAGCTACTATTTTATTTCAATGACATTTAAACTCCAATTCAGTACCACCACATCATCAGTGGTCGTTTTCAAAAACTCCTTGCATTGATCTGCGTATCCCATATAAATAACCTGCTTTGTCCACAGTGTATAATTGGCCCTGTGTCGGTTCTCATCCAAAATATCCACTATTGCGGCATGGCATACATAGCATATCTCGGTCATTCTAAAACCTCGTGCAGCTTTCATTATAGGTGGCATCAATGCCCAATGCTCATGTGAATTCATACCACTCATTGTCTTTTACTATCTTGGTTGTAAATGGGAAGGCATCTTTAGGCACCTGCTGTATGGTGTCGATCAAATACCTCGACCCGATAAATACTACATGCTTTCTGCCTTCCAATTCTATTTGCAGGTGCAGGCATTTGCCTTTGCCCTCGTACTTTGAGTCCTCTACCTTAAAATCCAGTACCGCTATTTCAAGGTTCAATATTTTGCTGATCTTTATTTTGTCGCCTACAAAGCCCTTTTGTTCAATGGTTATCCCTAAGTCTTTAAATGTTCTCACGAAGCAGTTTTTTGGTTAAGTGTCTGCAATCTGCATGGCCCAGCCAGCCTATATAGCTGGCTACAGATGCAGCTGATCTCTTTTTTCGCAGCATCCGGGCGAATGTTCTTTTGATGCGCTTACGCACAAGAGTGTGCGTATGAAAGAACCGGTATCCCACAAAATCAATCCCCCTCGCTTCCACCGGGAATATTTGGTAATTATCTTTTATAATAAGGTGCAACCTGTCAGCCATATATTGCCTGATCTCCCGGAGCAAGCCGTGAAGCTGGCTCTTGTCATTGCCAAGTATCACGAGATCATCTGCATACCTGAAGTAATACTTTACACCCTTCACTTCCTTGATCCAGTGATCAAAACCAGTCAGGTAAAAATTAGCCAGGTACTGGCTGAGGTAGTTGCCGATGGGCAACCCCTTTGCGCTGTCTATGATCTCATCCAGCAACCACAGCAGGTCATTGTCTTTTATCTTCCTGCGCAGGAGTCCCTTCAGCACCACATGGTCTATACTGGGGTAGAATTTCTTTACATCCAGCTTCAGGCAATACAATGTGCCATCAGCATCTTTTAAAGCCCGTTTTACCGCCTCCCCGGCTGCGTGTACCCCCTTTCCCTTGATGCAGCTATAACTATCTGCCGTAAACATGCTTACAAACAGGTTTTCAAGCACATTCATTACAGCATGGTGTACGATCCTGTCCGGGTAGTAAGGCAATCGGTATATCTCCCTTTCCTTCGGATCATGTATGGTAAAAATGGTGTACTCAGATGTGGTATAGGTTTTATTGGTCAGCATCGTGTGCAAGGCTTCAATATTAGTTTCCCTGTTTTCATCATGCCTTTTTATAGCAGGCTGCCAGCTTTTGCCCTTCCGCGCCCGGCTATCTGCGAGCTGGAGGTTTTCCAAACTGCATATCTCATGATATAAATTTCCAATTCTTTTCATTGCCTTTGTTTTTTGGGTCGCCTTCGCCGCTTGTGCGGCTACCAGCGCCCCTGCTTTGTATTGTTGTCTTTTGCCGTGCTGGCAAGGTCTGTATTGCGGTTGCTAAACAGAGATGGGCACTGAGGTTCGAATTCGAGTTGTCGTAGTCGTAGTCGTTGTACGAAAGCCTGAAGCCGGAAGGACTCAGAAATGCAATACACCACCTGTTATCTTATCGCGGTATCAGGATCATGTCTGCATACAGCTCTGTGAACTGCGTACCGGCATATTTCGCTGTTTCCCTGTCCTTATAGTAAAGGCGGGCACCGAGGTACGAAAGCGAGAGGCGTAGCCGTAGTCGTAGTACGAAAGCCCGAAGCCGGAAGGATATTCACCCTTATCATTAGGGATGATGCTGAACCAAGGATAGTACTTCTTCTGATCCGTGTTCCCCAGATCAGGTTTCCAATCTCCATTAAATACCTTGGAAATTAGGCGCAGCCTGCTTTCGCACACATGGCGCGCAGCTCTGTAGCCGATCTCATCAGCTCCGTGCTTGATTTCAAAGTCTGAGGCATCTACGCCCAGCTCCATACATACGTCCTCAAACGTCTTTATGCGCTCGGTCAGCTTATCGCTGAATATACTTTCCCCGCATAGGTTACGCAACAGCTTCTTGCCGTCTGCGTTGGCTTCTTTGTAAGCCTTCCGGGCGTTGCCCAGCTCAATTGTTAGTGTACTCATATTTATTGGTTTAAAATTTTATCTATCTCTTTTATGCAGGTAAGCAGTATTACTGGTATTGGGGAAACAATGGAGTTACCGGCGGCTCCAAGTCTAATAATGTGATCGGGTATCCCATGAGGAAAAGGGAAAAGTGCGGGTTCTGCATGCCTTTCTTCAAATTGTAAAAAAGCA